TAAGGGTCTCCTTGATATTGATTTGTCAGGATATATAGGTATCGGTGACAGTAATTCTGCAAGGGGCACGATTCATCCGCACCCTGAAGGATGCGGTCTTCTCTACCCCTTGACCCCACGTGATAAAAGGCTCTTACGTGTCGAAGAAAAAGTAAATACAATCGACCACCGACTAAAACTCGACAAGATTCTCAAGGAAAGCTACCAAAACCCATAAATACCAATCCACCATATTAAACTACATGGCAGATTTAGGAGGGCAAACAGGTTGAATATGTGGGAGGAATTCCTCTCGGATAGGTATTATCCGAAAGTCTTGGATCTAGCCGAGCATTTCCCGGACAGACGCAGCCTTTACGTTAACTTCCGGGACGTCGAGATATTTAACCCGGAGATGGCGGATCGTATCCTCGAATCGCCACCCCAGGAACTCAGTGATGCCCAAACAGCTCTACGCTCAGTCGACCTACCGCTTGACGTAACCTTTGATGAAAACACGTTTCTTCGTATCCTCAACCTCCCCTTAACCCAACGATACCATGTCAACCAGCTCCGAGCGGTTCACGTCGGCAAACTAATAGCTGTCGAGGGCATGGTCCGGACGGCGACGGAGATCCGGCCTAAGATAGTCTCAGCGATGTACAGGTGCCAGAGGTGCGGACAGGAGTTCTTCAAATCTCAATCCGGCTTCCAGTTTGACGACAAGGACATTCGTTGCGGCAACGATGCCTGCGATAGGGGCGGTCCCTTCAAGTTACTCCTCGACCAGAGTCGTTTCATCGATGCCCAACGGTTGCGTCTGCAAGAATCCATCGAGGATATAGGAGCCCGATCCATCCCCCAGATCCTGGAGATAGAGGCCGAAGGAGACATAGCAGGCATAATAAACCCCGGCGACCGCGTAATAGTCAACGGCATAATCACCTCGTACAGGAAACCTGGCAATGTTGCTCTGTCGAACTACTTCGAAATTTACATGAAAGTTGTCTCAATCGAGATGGAAGAACAAGAATATGAAGAGATAGATATCTCCATGCAGGACCAGGCCGAGATCTTGAAGCTGGCCCAAAAAGGAGACGTCCTCGACCAGTTCAGGCAATCAATAGCTCCTTCAATTTATGGGAATGATGTCATAAAGGAGGCGCTATCCCTTCAGCTCGTTTCCTCGCCAGAAGTCAGGAACTTTGACGGTACAATCAACCGGGGCGACATCCATGTCCTACTCGTAGGAGATCCTGGTGTAGCCAAGAGCCAGATGTTAAGGTACATGGCCAAGATATCTCCCCGGGGCCTCTACACCTCCGGCAAAGGCACCACGTCGGCCGGGCTCACTGCGACCGCAGTAAAGGACGAGCATGGAGACGGTCGCTGGACTATAGAAGCCGGTGCTCTCCCCCTATCCGACCGGGGTATCGCATGTATCGATGAAATGGACAAGATGAACGAGAAAGACAGAGAGGGGCTACACGAGGGCATGGAGCAACAATGCTACGATGGAAAAACAGAAATTCTCACGGAACGAGGGTGGATTTTCTTCAGAGACATTATGCCGAGCGATAAAGTGGCCGCTCTTTCACATGACGGTAATTTAGAATATATTCAACCAGAGAACATTTTTGCTGATTACTATATTGGAGATATATTCTACATACAATCCAGGCAAGTGGATTTAGCGGTAACCCCCAGTCACAATATATATGTTAATTTAAATATACGAGCAGATGAGTGGGAAGGGTTTACGCTAAGAAAATTAAATGAATTGCCGATTCATAAAAGAATGCGGTTCAAGAAAAACGCAAACTGGATAGGAGAAAGGTGTAATTGGCATATTATTCCCAGCGTACCGAAATTTGGAAATCAGGCAAGAATTGGAAAGGAAACCGGCGTGATAACTGTTTTAATGGATGATTGGTTGGAGTTTTTGGGTTATTATCTATCGGAGGGCTCCATCCGATATCATACGAAAACAAAGGTGCCATATACAACAACGTTATCTCAAGTAGATCCTTACGTAAAGGGAAGAATGATTGAGTGTCTTGAAAGGTTATCACTCCCTTATGGTATAAGTGATAAAAATATATATATATATTCAAAACAATTAGCATCTCATCTATCTCCATTAGGGAATTGTTATAAAAAACATGTGCCAGATTACATCAAAAAATTATGCCCTGTTCAAATAAGAATATTGCTTGATGCTATGGTTTTAGGGGATGGTTGGATTGATAAAAAAACAGGATCCACACACTACGTTACGTCATCAAAACAATTGGCCAATGATGTCACAGAATTGCTTTTAAAAATAGGACAATCTGGCAATCTCTACAAAACGAGATCAAAAGGTTCAGTAGGATATGTTCCTGGAGGAGGACTAGCTCAGGCCAAAGAGGATATATGGGTAATCTCTTTCATACGAGAACGACAAAACGAGCCAAACATAAATACCAACGGAGCACAGCATATAAAAGTGAAGCACTATAACGGGCCTATTTTTTGTGTTGAAGTTCCAGATCATGTTATCTATGTTAGGCGAAATGGAAAGCCGGTTTGGTGTGGTAATTCAGTAAGCATCGCCAAGGCAGGCATCTCCGCGACTCTACGTTGCCGCTGTTCGGTCCTGGCCGCTGCGAACCCTACAGCCGGAAGGTTCGATCGAGCCGGCATAATAGCCGACCAGATCAATCTCCTCCCGACACTCTTGAGTCGTTTCGACCTAATTTTCATCTGCCTGGACGTACCCGACAAGGACCAGGACCGCGAGCTTGCTGACCATATCCTGAACGTGCGAACCCATCCGCAATCCAAAGCTCCCGTCATAGAACCGGCGCTCCTTCGCAAATACATAGCCTACGCCAGGAGAAACATATTCCCCGAACTCTCGGAAGAAGCTGGAAAGGAGCTCAAAGAGTTCTGGCTGTCTTTGAGGGGCCAGTACGGGGGCAAACCCAACCAGCCCATTCCAACGACTGCGAGACAACTCGAAGCTCTCTACAGGCTGGCATCCGCGTCTGCAAGGCTCAGACTCTCTGCGACTATCGATGGCCAGGATACGAAGAAGGCAATCTACCTGACGGAATACTGCATGAAACAGGTCGGAGTCGACCCGGAGACCGGCCTGTTCGACGTAGGCGTGATAGACCTGGGGACTCCCAAGACGGAATCGGACAAAACGTTAGTCGTAGAACGCATAATCCGAGAACTAGGTCGGCATTCCCAGGGCAAAGCAGCCGAAGAGGAGATCCTGGCAGCAGCCTTCCAGCAGGGTATAGACGAGGACCGAGCCAGGAATATCATCTCCAGGATGAGGAGGGATGGGCGATTGGTTGAGCCACGAAACGGGTTCTACTCGTTTCCATAACGCTCTTCCATAGAAAATATTAAATTAAAGGACCGACCTTGAATATCATGATGGAACAAAATACAGTCACGCTGGAATCGCTGAAGAAGATCGGGTTCAACGAGACGGAGGCCCGGATACTTACAGTTCTCGATGCCTCTCAGTTCAAGACGACCGTCGAGATAGCCGACGAGCTGCTCTACAAACAGTCTCAGATCAGTAGGGCAACAACACGTCTAGTCGATCTGGGGCTAGTTGAGTTCGGCGAGATCAAAGGCTCTCTAGGTCGCCCGATGAAGGCGTACCGGCTGGTTCCATCTGCCCTCTGGAACTATCGGCACAGGCTCCTGTCAGAGGCCAGAAAAGCAATCGAGGAGATCGTCTGATGGCTAAAGATATCAATATCAACGAAAACCTGATCAAAATCTTTGTAGCCACCGGCATGAGACCCGAAGAGGCCAAGGTGCTGCTCTATATGCTTGATGTCGAAGACGATGCGGTCGTCCAGTCATATGCAATTCGAGCCGCAACAGGCATGAGCCAGCCCCAGATCTCCAGGGCCTTCCAGGGTCACATCAGACGCGGCTGGATAGATGGCATAAAGCATCTCGGGTACATCCGAACAAAGAGCGTCCGGGCTATCAAAACGGAGATCCTCAAAAGTTATCGGGATGTCGTAGCAATGGCGTCCATATAGAATTAAAAACCGGAAGGAGGGCACGCATATTATGATAAACAAGATAACCTTCAAGGCGGACGAGCGGCTAGTGATGGCACTCGATCTGCTCCAGAAGGAAGCGAACCTTGACAAAGACGACGTGATCAACAGGGCGATCTACTTTTACCTCGATCTCGGAGGTCCGGACGGAGAGTTCCGTCTCAAGATGCAACACGGGCTCAAAGACATCTTCGGCTTCAACGACCTGGTAGGCCTGGACAAGTTCATCGAACGCCAGGTAGCTTATTATCTATCCCAAAAGGAGGCTGGGCCAGCACCCAAGTCCACAGATTTTGCGGACAACTCCGGCATTGATAAACAAATCAGTCTCTACAAACTCGAATTGAACCGCACTCTAGGGATCCTCGATAATGAACTCGGTCAGGGCAAAGACGTAAAGGCAGTAGACGTAGCGAGCAGATCAGGCCTGGAAGTAGCTGCCATGTCGCGAATGTTATCCCATTTCGGTATCAATTCCAAACGAAAAGAAGTAAAAGGGGAACGGGCACGATTCTACGAGCCGGACCAGCTCGATGCCGTAAAAAAGGCGCTCGAGGACACGAAAGAAATTTAAGCTGCGGAGGTGAACAAGGATATCAGGACAGGCTACGACAACTAACTTGACTTCTGGATAAGGTCTTGGGGTTCTAATTGTATCACCACATATCCCTTCCCCAGGATCGATGTCGAGGCCTGTCCTGATTTCTTCTCTAAAATGCGACTCATTAAGCGGATCGATATCGATGTTTTCATGGTAGAGTCGACGGAAGGTGACAAGTGCTACCGAGTCGAGTACGTGCAGAGTGTCTGGGTCTGCAATTGTACCGGCTTCCTCATGCACGGCATGTACCAAGACAAAGATTGCATCCATATCGCAGTAGTCAAGCAAAAGTTCCCAGAGATCAGCCGACGCGCATCCACGATCAAAGTCCGCTGCTCCAATCCTCTAGGATACGAGATAGATATGCTTGCCTGGGCCAGAGGTGAGGTCTAAAGATGCAGAAGGTAAGGGATGCCGGAATGGAAAAAGACAACGATTTCCCCGATCTGGTTGAGGTACTTGCGGTACTGATCTGCTGGATTGGGATGATTGTTTTTGTGTATCTCTCTCGATGAAGGTGGTTAGCAAACATGTGTAACGTTTCGGGTGCAAGCAGGGCGATGATAGCCCACGGGTTAATAGAGGCAGTAAAGCAACTGCCGAATGGCAGGAGTTTTCTTCTGAAAGATGTCGTCCAGAACATGAATCCTGGAAATGCCGCGACTCTGCTCAAGTTCCGTGGTCTTATCAGGTTGGCTAATAGGGGGCCCTACGGTAATCCCCATTCTTGGAGAACCACGGAGAAACACCGGAGGTTGCTGGAATACTGGGAGGAGCGTGGGATATAATGATGAAACCCATACGTGGAACCATTCGCCTTCGTCCATCTAGCATGAGGCTCTTTAGAACGAGGGGCTGGATCTATGCAGACATGCCGAAAAGCCTGGCAGATTTGCTAAAGATAGCATTAAAGGAGCGAGAAGGATGATACCGATTGAATCGATGGGTCTACTCGTGATAGGTGGAATCCTCATCTGGATGATTTGCACAAAGATTACAGATAGTCGCGATCTCCCCTTTCCGATGGAACATATCTACCTGAAGATGCTAGACCCGGAGGTGGGCACAAAAAACCTTCCCCCCTGGAGCATACTGAACGATTTCGAATGGAGATATTCGCGGACGGATGATGCCTACGTAACCTTCTACAGAGGCACGAAGCTGAAGTTAATCAAGATCGCGGCCAGAGGAACCTATGTGGTGGCAGTGGAACGCATAACTGCTTTTGACATGGGCACCAATGTAATATCATGATAGAAAATAGAAAAAGAAATAAAGTATGACTCATCCAAGTTCTCTTATGAGCGTGAAATTAATATCAATCGTGGGTTTGTTGACCTGTATGCTAGTGGTAAATATGGCACTTGCATGGCCAATTGATCTCAATATCGACAGAGCCACGGTGAAAGGCGACGTAAGCTATTTGGATGGGGTTACAGTAGATCTTCCTAAGATGATATTTATATCCTTAACCCCCGATATAGTGGTGGAAGATCATCCTGATCTTACCCCGCACATTGTCATTGAATTCTATATACCTCAAAATGGGCCACGCCCAGTAAATGAAAGATACGAGGACCCCGCACAATGCATAGCGCCTAAAGATCTTGCAGCATATGGGAAATATGAAGCAAATGTAGGCGGATTACCAGGGATTGTTGTTTATTATCTTAGACGAGAAAAGTTCGGCCCCGACTATCCCGTCCTCAGTATGACGGCTTATGCTACCGATCACGGCGCGGAAATTTTGGTAACGAATCATGATCAATCCATTTACGGGAAAGTTTTTACTTTGGAGAAATGCTTGGATTTATTCAACATAACGTTGAATGAACTTGAGATATGTCATAGATCATCAATGGAATCCAAAACCGCAAAAGATTTAAGTTCAGGAGGTGCATAGAAGATCTGGGACGAGCAGACTAAGCCGACCTACCCTATTTGTCGAATCCCTTCGATATCTACACCTCCGCTGGCGAAGCGTCCGGTGGCATCCGGGCCGGCGGAAAAACTGGTCGGCCCTTATATCCCTCATCCGTTGATACTGCTCGTCCCGGTTCTTTTTACCGCACGTCAAATCGAGGTGGCTTTTGATCTCCAGTAAAATCGAAGTGGAACGTTCCGATCTATATATAAAACCATGAAACCAAGATCATGTAAAGCAAAAGGACGCTCGTTGCAGAACGATGTCCGCAACCAGATCTGCGAGCAGATGTCGATCTCTCCGATAGACGTCAGGTCCACACCGACTAGCTCATCAGGCTGCGACATAATCCTCTCCGGCGCGGCTAGACAAAAATTTCCCTGGGGGGTCGAGTGCAAAAAGGTAGAGAAGCTCAACGTCTGGTCTGCCTGGGACCAGGCTACCATAAACGCCAGAAAAGAATCTCTCAACCCTCTCCTGGTGATCAAAAGGAACCGCAGCGAAACGCTGGTGGTCCTCAAGTGGGACGACTTCATGGAATTAAATAAGCAGAGGTGCAGATGTCCTCCGACAACGCCCTCGTCTTGACCTACGATAGCAATTCAGACATCTACGAACTTGTAGATCGCGCCGTAGGGCAGCCAACCGAAGAAGGAATAACAGTCCTTCGAACTCCAAGTCTCTTCAGTGCTCTCTCGTGCGCAGAGTCCTATCTGAGGGAGAACCCGGTTGAATACGGTCTGAGGTTGCGTGGGTTCAATCCACCTCGTGAAGATCCTGAGCCATCCAGTGGCGATTGAGATCATGGTCTCTCCAGTAGCGATGAGGATGACCATATTCCTGATCAAGCTATCGATACTGACTATGATCTCTAGGTAAACTATATATATCAGAAACGATTATAAATCAAGGAGGGAATTATGGGATCGCGGTTTAACAAAGAAGATCTCCAGAAGCTACGGGTTGAGGAGATCGAAAAGAGGGTCGATGTGGTTGGCTGGGATTCGCTAAGTCTTTTCAAGGAACTGATAGAGCAGAACAACCTATGCGTCAAAGACGTCCAGTGTGTGATGAAAGATCTAGCCCAACAGAACTACAAATTCAAGGACGGCAGGGTAATGATGGGGAACCAGCCCGTGGTCAAGATAAGATTGAGCGACGAATACTACTTCAAATACTGGGCCCAGAAGACCTTCCATATCAACCCTCTGACGTGTGTAAACGTTAAGGAGTGATTGAAAAAATGAGTGAACTAGGCGAAGCTATAGACGCCATTCTGGAAACGGCCCAGAAGGCCTCCGAAATCAATTACGACAGCCGTGGAGACATGGAAGCCAAGAACAAAAAGTTGAGGATGATCTCACAGCTCCTCGGCGATATCAAAGGATACCTCAAGGAGGCCCAGAAAGCCGAAAAGGACGAAGCCGCCATGCTAGGCAGCATATTCCTGACGGACAGCCGGCACGTCTCTCTGGACGATTTCGAGGATGTCCTCGTGACGCCAGGAGATGATGTACCAGAGGGCACTCTTGCAGAAGATATAGCCAATCCCCAGACTCTTCTTCCAGGCGAGGATGTTCCCGATAGTGAGGCATCCTAGCGGCAGGATGGCGACGGGATGACACTTATAAGGCTCTCTCTGGATGGTGACAAATATTGTGCCATCATAGGTGATATGCCAAGAGAGAAGTGTGTAGGATTTGGAGTGACTCCCTTCGATGCTCTGCACGACATGATTGACGATTTGAGCGGGCGAAATCGTGGGAAGATCCTCGGCCTGAAAGATATAGACCTGGATGTGATAAACGATTAACTCGTCCGCCCCCCTCCCCCCCTCCGCACCTCCCCCCCCTCCCCCTGGATCAACCGCCCAGCACAATGAATCACAGGACATATCCCTGCGCTCGGCACCGGGTACATGTTGTCCCGAAACGCAAATCAAGGACGGCATATGTGAAGGCTGCGGGAAAGTCTACATTGCGCAGAGGCTCGACGCACTTTACGCCAGAATCCCGGACTTCAAGTGTCTCGAAGGCTGCTCTCAGTGCTGCGGCGCGGCAGTCCCGATGCTCGAGATAGAGTCCGAGAGGTTCAAACACAAACGCCGCACCACGAACTTCCATCACTGCCCGCACCTCAAGAAGGGCAAATGCGACGAGTACGACAAGAGGCCCATGATCTGCCGGTTCTTTGGTACCAGCGAACATCCTCATCTCAGATGCCCGCTGGGAAAAGGACCCAAGAAGCTATTGACCCTAGAAGAGACCCACGAGATCATGAAGGAGTACGAGACGTTGGCCCCTCTTGGCCTACCATTTCTGATCAAACGCACTGGAATGATAAGGATTATAGGCAGAGGGTCGAGATGAGCTTGAAACGTGACATCCTAGCCGTCATCGCTTCCCTCATCTCCATACTGTCCTTCCTGGCCTACCTGATATCAATTCTTAACGGCAGCGTCCCTATTTCGACGACCACGACAGACGACGGCCAGCAGACGATAGTGTACTTCAAGTTCATAGACCAGGGGCGATACTATATCCTGGACTACAACGACAGCCTCCACCAGGTCGGCAAGAAAGACTTTGAGGATGCACAGATCATGAAACCAGCGAGGATTAGAAATGATCGCCAAATGTGAATGTGTGAATGTGTGGCAGGACGAGCAGTACGGTCCTCGGATGCGGGTCCACAATGAAGTTACGAAGAAAAGTTCTCCGGGACATGTTGTGGGGCGATGTGTTGTGTGCAGCCAGGAGCATCAGCTCGCTCGAAAGAAATCGAAAGTAGAATTGCGGGAAGAAGAACAATCCAAGCGGGATGAGAAGAAAAAGGCACTCAAGACCGTAAAATCCCGAAACAAGCGGGGCGGGATGATCAAACTTTGAATGGAGGAATACCAAGATGGAAACAAAGTGCCCGGCGTGTGGAAGCCCAAAAGATCCATCCCATATGAGCCTCGTACTCTTCTCCCGGCCGATGTGTGGAGGCTGCCACGATCTCAAAGCCTACCTGGACGAACATCAGATCAAGTACGAGGAGGTTGACGCCAGCACCCCCGATGGCTTGAGCTACATGTACATCCACGAGATCTTCGTGCGCACATTCCCGGCGCTATGTTTCGGCAACAAGCTCCTGAAGCACGACGAACTATTATGGAAGCCCGCCGTGAACTTGCCGCAGAATATCCCGAACTTGGCCCCTGGGCCGAAGAGGATGATGATGCGAAATGAGCCAGCATCAAACATGTAAAAAGTGTCTAAGGGAGCAGCGTTTCGAGTTCAATATTGAAGATGAGATATGGTATAAGTTGCCTGAAAAGTGGCATCATAGCGCTTTGTGTATTGAATGCTTCTTAGAAGAACTTCAAGCGGTTGCTCCATATCAAAAATTTGACATGTTGGATTTCTATCATCTAAGCATTGTTGGCACAGAACCTGATTCCGATCCCGATGATTCTAAACGTGATTATAACTCTTATTGTAAAAAATGTTCTTATGATATAAACAGGTGGTATAGAATTCGATTACATAGTCGGGAGGGCAGAGTGCATTTCATGCAACATGAAGAATGCTATCTGAAAGAAGCCAAGGCAATGATTAGAGGTAAGCATTGGGAAGGGAAGAACCGGTGCGTCAAGTTGGAGGGGGACGCATGACAAGAGATGGCGTCCAGGCCGGCGTCCTCTGTGGGCTGTTGATGGTGGCCGGGGCTGCTTGCATGCTCCTGTTTGTGGTGTCGAGGGGCGTGTGGTTGTGAAGATTACAGCCACCTATCTGGGCCGGGGGTTCCGGGGGCACTACCTGCTGGAGAATGTGGAGGGGGAGCTGAAGCGCAGTCATGCCTGGCTTCATGCTGATTATAATGAGATTCCTGAGGAGATCCCTATCGGCAGCAGGATAAGCTTCCAGGCGTCCCCACATAGCCACAAAGGCGAGGTAAAGCTGTCACAAGCCCGGGAGATTAGGGTGATAGCATGAGGGGCAATACGCCTATCCTGGCATTCTTCCTGGTGATCCTGGTCCTGATCGCAGTTGCGATGGTAGCCTGGGAGGTGCTATGAAAGTCAATGGCAATCGGTGGGTGCAATTTTGGTATGTCCGCTGTGAGGATGTCGTTCCTGATACCTTTTGGATCTGCGGGCATACGCATTGGACTTCTGGTGGAGCGGCCAAATGCCTAAAACACCATCTTAAGAAGCGGCCAAACGCGGAGATTGTAGCCTCTATCAAAGAGATTTGCTATTATCGTATTCGTGTTGAGGGCATCAATTTTGATGGTATTTGGGATGATGAGAATCGGGTGGTGCCATGACCATCGATCAGGAGATTACGATCATCTGCATCCTGGTCTACCTGGCTCTAGTGGGAAGATACTTCTTGAGGGGATGGG